CTCGCAGCAGGGCGACGCGCTTCTCCCTGATGCTTTCGTCAGTTTTCAGCAGGGAGACCTCCAGCGCCAGAACGGCATTGGAGTCGGATGCCTTCATGTTTTCTTTGATCTGCGCTTCGGTGCGCTCGGCATCGGCGGATTTCAGCAGCGCATCCCGATAGGCGTTCACATTGTTGATTGCGCCCTTGCGAGATTCAGCTTCAGCCTTGACCTGCGCCGTCATTTCCATACCCGCTTGCGTGCTGGTGCGGTAGGCGTTGGCGATGGCTTCCTGCCCGGCGGCCTCTTTCTGGACGTTGGTTAGCGCGTCGGAACGCTCTCGCCTCTCTTTGACCCACTCATAATTGATGGTCGCATCGCGGATAGCCCCTGCGCGCGACGCCATGCCCGGCTCGGTGCTGTTGCTGTTGATGGTGTACTGGCGATTGGCTTCAAGTCGGACGCGCATCATTTCGCGGTCGCGCGGACCGGCACTGTTCACCCGCGCCTCGTCGCGCAGTTTTTGAAGCTCCATGGCGGCAGGCGAACGGGCATCGGCAGCATTGTCGTCATCTGTCTTTTTCTTTGCGGCAGCCTGCTCGCGCTTATTTGCGTCCATCATCTGCCAGTGCAGATCACCAGCACGATGCCATGCTGAATTTACATCGCCTTGCGAGACAGCCCATGCGCCACGATTATGCCGCTCCTGCAAGCTCTGGGCTTGCATACGGGCGTCAAGGTACTGTTGCGCTGGAGTCTTTGGCTTTCCGACAATCGCCGCGCTAGTGTTGAACCACATGCCAGACATGAAGGTGCTGAATTTGTCGAAAGCTTTTGACAGCGACCACATGCTGTCCTCTACCGTCTTTCCGCGATCAGCAATGGCCTTGAAAATTGCCATCTCCTGGGCAGCGCGGTCCTTCATGCCCTTGATGTCGTGAAGCTGGGCATCGGTCAGAAGGTTGAAATTGTCGTGCAAATCCTGCGCTGCCTTCGCAGGGTTTTTCATCATTCCCTCAAGGTCGGTCGCCGCTTTGTCGAGCGTGCCGCCCTGTATTGACTGCATGCCATAAGCGGCTTGGGTAAAGCCTCCCATGTTCTTGCCAGGGATGCGGCCATGACCGAGGCCAATGGCTTCGACATCAAGCGCGCCGCGTTGGCTGATGTTTCCATTTGTCCGCGCAAGATCGGAGGCGAGATTGAACATCTGCCCCTTATTTACGCCAGCCGCGTTTCCGCTTGCCGCGATGGCGCGACCGACCCGGTCGATGGCCATTTCAGCCTGATAGGCGCTCACGGCCATGGCGGCGAACGGGGCGACAATCGCTCCACCCATCAGGATGCCCTGGCTGGTCAGCCCGGACATATGGGTGCCGATCAGCAGCAGCGTGGACGGCAGCCGGGCGAGATCGCCGGTCATGGCTTCGCGGCCGAAATACAGCAGTTCGCGGCGGTTGATCTCAATTCCTCGGTGCAGTTCTTCCGCGCCGGAGGCTGCTTTCTTGAAGTGGCCCGAGATATTTTCGCCAGCCGTCTTGGAGACGCCGTCGAGTTGCTTGGCCTTCTCCATCGCGGGGCCAAGGTCGTAATCGACGGTGTAGTACAGCCGGTCGAGTTCTGTGCCAGCCATTATTTGTCACCCGGCTTTTTGTCGGGAAAGCGCTGCTTCATTCGCTCGATGTCGCGCACGTCATCCTCGGTCCATTGATAAACGTCGTCCAACGCGCCCTTTTCCCGCATGTGCCCGATGAAGGCACATGACACCTCGTAAAAGGTCGACTTCCAGAACACCTCCGGCGGCCAATGCAAAACACCGAGCGCGAAGGTGGCCCATTTTTCGACGTCTAATCCTGTTGGTTTTGCGTTTCCGCCAGAGGAGGGTTTTCGACGCCGCGCTTGGCCGCCTCCGCATCTTCGATTTCTTTCATGGCCATGCGGACATGCTCGGCGTTGCCGCGCAGTGCGCGCGAGCACAGCATCCCGAGGGAATGCCAGAACGGCGTGCAGCCTTCCTCCATCAGCCGCTCGCCGACCAGTGCGGGCGTGATCTTGTCGCCCATCACAGGCCGCAACGCCTGATACAGAACGGTTCCGGTCTCGGTGAGGGATGCGTAGTTGGCTGGCTCGACGGCGAAGAATTTCCAGGCCAAGGCGCTGCATGCCTGCCCGGTCGCGCTTTCGATGGCCGACACGACCTCAAAGGTCGGTCGCACGGCATAGACTTTGCCGTCGAAGGTGATGTCGATTTCTTGGCGGGCCGCATTAGCCATGCGTGGCCTCCTCTATGGTGGTGGGTTTGGTTTATCCCCCGGCGTTGAACACGATGGTGCCGGAGGAGGCGATGCTGAAATCATAGCTTTCAGCGCCGTCATAGTTGCCGGTGCGCTTCAGGGTGACGATCACCCAGTTGCCGGTATAGGTGTCACCGTTGTCGAAAATGATCTGGGCGTTGAACGCGCTCTGCGGCACATTTGACGCCAGGATAAGCTGGTTGAGGTTGGTGCTGTCATCGAAAAGACCCTGCGCCGTCACATCGTACTTGGTGACGCCCGCGCTCGGCAGCATGGTCTGGAAGCCGCCGCTATCCTTGTTGGTCACATCGACAGGGCCCGCGCTGACGCTGAGTTCGACATTCCGCAGGCCGCCGACGGTGGAATAGGTCTCGGGGCTCGACTGGCTGCCATACTTGAGCAGGGCCGTGCGGCCTTTACGATATGTCGGCATGAAAACCCCCTTGGCCAAAGCCCCAGAAGGCAAAACTCTTGCCTGAGACAGGTCGCCGCGTCTAGGCGGACAAGGCGTCCGCTGGCGTGCAGCGCGGCCAAATTGTCAGGGCGCTGTTCGGCGAGCCATTGATGACCTCGACATCTTTTGCCGCCAAGATAGGTGCGAGCGTGGAAAACGAGGCTTTCCAGCGTTCCATCGTCTCGGCTGGGATCGGCAACGTGTCATAGCCGCTGTGGAAGTTTCTGCCCGCCCGCGTGCCGTCATGGGTTAAATCCACCCCCAGCAGCACAATCTTTTTCGCCCCCAAATGCACGGCTAGGTGAGTCGCGGCATAGGCGCTATTCCAGCCGTGGCGCAAGTGTTCTGGATGCTCGTCGAAGCCGTCAGGGCCGGTGAATAGGTATTGCGTCACGCCCGGCGGAAGCTCATGCCGGTGGTATTCGATATTGCCGGTTGCCTTGTATGGCGCAGCGTGGGCTTGCAGCGTCATGTAGGCCCGCCGCCAGTAGCGCGCGTCCGTCCACCACAGCACATCGGCATACGGCAGATATTCGTGGGCGCGGTTGATGGCGATGACGCGGCGGTCGCGCAGCAGGTCGAAATCGAAGCTCTTGAGGCTCGCTCCCCCCGCACAAATTATGGCCGTCTCGCCCTCGAAGATGCGCGGGATCACGCTGGGGACTTCATCAGCTTGTAATTGCGCGCCAAGGATGGACGCCGGTTCTCATCCTGGCCAAGCGGCATCGCGGCCGACTGCTGGGCATAGCAATAGACATAATCGGTGCCGAACTGGGACTGGGCGTTGCCAGCATGCAGGAAGGTAAAAATGGCCTGCTCTTTCTGCTGGACCACATTGAAATCGTTGGGTGCGCCGCGCACCCGCACCTGCACGCGCGGATAGCCGACCGGGATCGCAGTCTCTGGCGGCGGGCCGCCAGCAAAATAGACGCAGATCGACCTGTCTGGCGTTTCCTGCAAATAGCCGACGCGGACCATCCAGTCCTGGGTTTCGTCAGTGTCTTGGCCGAGATCAGCCGTCACCAGCGCCGCCGCGATGTCGTCGAGCACGCTCATTCGACTTCTCCCGCGCCGCCGCTGTTGTCCTGCGTCGGTTCAACCGCCGGGGTTTTGACGCGCGCGGCGATCTTCGCCCCAAAGTTCTGGGTGTGCTCGTCGAAGGGCTGCTCAAGATATTTGGCTTGGCCGACCTTGTGATGCGCCTCCAAATTTTCATGGACCGCCAGCGCGTAGGCCGAGGTCGGCTCCAGCGTTTTGGGATTGATCTTGGTCGCCACGCCGCCATACCCGACCTCGTCGGTGATGTGACCGTCCTCGATCACCGGCTCGGCGACATAGCCCGAGCCGCGCAGCGCGCCGGTATCCACCGGCACCAGCGGCAGGCTATCCTTGAGCACGTCCTGCAATTCCTCATAGGTGGCCTTGGCGATGGCGGGCGTGGCGACGCCCAGGATATAATCCGTCAAGGTCGCACTCATGGTCTTGCCACTGGCAGATCGCATCATCCGAAATCGACCCTGGTAAACTGCTGTTCGCCGGTCTCGTCCTCGGCACCGTTGACGGCCAGGATCGGCGGGGTGGTGCCGTCTGGTAGCGTGACGCGAGAGGTGGGCGGGAACGGTGTCTGGCAATTCAGCCATATCCGCCCCTTGGTGGCGATCAACTCGCCTTGCGGCCCGCGAATGTACCCGGCCTTGTTTGAAACGTGCGCCTTATATGGCACGTCGGTGCCGTAGGTTGCGGCTCCGTATTGGTCACTGTTGAGGCGTGGCGCGACCTTCACGACGCTGGGCATCATGTCTGCAAAGTCAGCGATGAAGCTGTCGGCCGTCACGCGCTGTCCTCCGGCACATTATTGTTCTGGAAGCCGCCATAGCTGCCGCCGCGATTGTCGAATTTCTTGAGCGTGGTGAACGCGCCGATGGCGTCGCTGTTGAAGCGCGGAGAATAGGCGTTGCGGTCTGACTTGCTGATGCCAGCGGTATACATGCCGCCGCCGTGCATGTCGGCCTGGGCCTGATAGTCGTCGGCTGCGTTGAAGAAGTTCTTGGAAATCTCGCCGTAATTGATCGACAGATCGCCCAGGCGCTTGGTGGCCTTCCCTGCATATTTCTGGCCGAGCATCCGGCAGACCTGGGCGGCGACATAGAGCGGGCCGCCGAAAGTCGTGGCGAGACCGTTATAGACCTGATCGGAAAAATACGGGCTGTCGGTGTCTGTGTCGCCAACCAAGGCGCGGGCAAAGTCGCGCGCGGTGGTTGCTGGATCGCCCGTGCTGGTCGCCAACGGCTTTGGCGAAACCGTCATCTGGCCGGTGGCTACCGTCGAAACAGCGCCGGTCATGTCGGTGATCGAGAGTGTATAATAATACCCCTCGGACATACTGGCCGTGTCGGCGGCAACAAAG